GTCCAGTAGCAGTAAGCGTAGTAAACACACCTGTAGAGGGTGTTGTTGCTCCTATTGTGGTGTTGTTGATTGTGCCGCCTGTGATGGCGACATTGTTGGCGTTCTGCGTTGCCATCGTGCCATAAGTGGCAATCGTGGCTTGCAAAGCAGCAATAGCGTCTAAAACAGTCTGAGAATCTCCACCCGATCCACTCTGGATATTGTGAACAGTGCGTATCTTCTCCGCAACATCAACAGGGACTACCTCGCCTACGTTGATTTCTCTGCCATCAGATAAAGTGATAACCAATGAGCCATCAAAGTCAATCTTGGCATCTGTTACGCTTACTCCATCAACTCCATCTACCCCATCTCTACCATCTTTGCCATCACGACCATCTTTTCCTTGATAGCCGTCTAAACCTCGGTCTCCTTGCTCACCTTTAGGGCCTTGGAGTCCTTGTTCACCATCTTTCAGGTTGGCTACTTTGGTCTGAATATCGTAATTTAATGAGTCAAACTTGGCTTCAAAGTCGGACTTAATCTTCTTCAAACCAAGAATGACCATCTCGGCACTCTTACCGATGGAGGCTTGCTTTTGTTCCTCAAGATGCTTCATAGCCGCTTTTTGAAGCTCAACAACGGCACTCATCTGCTCATCAGCAGACAATCCCTCAAGGTTTTTCAGAAGTTCCATTATTTCAGTTCCGAAGTGATGCGGTCTAGGAAGGCTTTTTCCATTTTATCCGACATTTGCATCTCTACAATCTTGGACTTGTTCTTAATGTCAGCCTCTTTGAGCATCAATTCAGCAATCTTGACCCGCTTATCAAACTCTGCGGGTTCATTCCCCGTAGGAAGGTTCTTAGTCGCACTAGACAGCACTTTAGCCTGAATCTCTTGAGGCATTAACTGTGTCTCAGTCATCAACTTCTGCGCTTCAGCACGATTTTGTTCTGCTTGGGTCGTCTGTACAGCAATCTGAGCCTGTGCCGCTTGCATAGCCAACTGTTGTTGTGCTTGTTGCATCTGTTGTGCTTGTGGATCGACCTTGCTCATCTCATCCAACATCTGAATCAACTCATATCTGTTAGACAAAGATGAATTAGCCATAATTCCTTTAAGTATCACAGGCAAAACAGGTGTATTAGGGCCAAGAGTCTGCAAGAGAGAGATGAACTGTTGTTGTTCATGCTCACGAGCAATGATACCAAGAGCAGCCGTGGGGATAAACTTCATGTCAACAGTAGGATACCTCTCGGGATCGAACTGCATATAGCGATATGCCGCCTTCATAATGAAGGGAATCATAAAGTCTTCTTGGAAGTTCACCAAGGTACGCTTGTACTTCTTGATAATCGAGGCCACAGCCATCGAAATACCGCCTTGACCCGCATCTCTGGACACGGCAGACACCATTCCTTGAGAATCTAGAGTACCCGTAGCTTGAAGGAGCATACGCTCAAACTCTTTGGCAGTCGTCAGGTTAGAACCATCCGTATTACCAAACTTGAACGGGAACAAAATCTCATTGGGATTGCCGTTTGTCAGGATTGCCTTGCCTGGCTTCACTTCAAACTTAGCACCACGAGGAAGTCTTGTGGCATCCATTGCAATCATGGGGCTAGTTGTCAGCGCAAGTGAATCTAAGTGTGAACGAACTTGGGCATCTATAGCTTTTTGTGAGTTGTATGCCTTCTCTACAGTACCTCTACCGAGGAGTCTGTTAGGCACAGTGTCGTCTTGATAAGCCAAAATTGGCCTATCTTTCATCATGTAAGGGTTCTTTTCTGCTTTGAGAAGCACGTTATCGTTGGCAATCACGATAATCGCCTCAACCAGATCGGAATAGTCGTCCTGAATAGAGTCTTCAGGGAACAAATCTTCTACTTCTGACTCATTCTCCAGTTGTTCAATGTACTCTCTAGGGACTAAGCCATAGTAAGTTAGAACTTTAACTTTGTCGTCTTCGTACTGAGTGATCTCTTGGGTAGGCTCTAGGTCGTTATCCATAGAGTCTGTACCAATTTCTACCTTGCGATAGATACCATCCTCTTGACCTTTAACAATCTTGTGGATAGAGACATACTTCTCAATAGCCACACCCATACAGTCATCAATAGATGTTCCATTAGGGTCAAACAAGAAGTTACGGGGGTTAACAGGAACAATCTTCACACCAATGCGGTCTTGTTCTACCACTCCAATAGCGGCTTGACCGACTTGACCAGGTATCGGTTGGGTACTGGGAACGTAGACTTTCTCTGTTTTAACAATGATTTCACCAATTCCAGTTCCATATATCTCAGCCAACAGCTCAATCTGGTCAATGGACTTGCGAATCTTGTCAATCTTGAAGTCTTCCATGAGTTGTGCTTTGATAGCGGCAACGTCTAATGGATTGTTGTTCACATCACGAATATCATCTTGGATGTCAAAGAACTCACCCTGACCAAAGATAGCTTCCATGATCTCGGCATGGCGTGTTTCTACGGCTTGTTGGGTAGCGGGGGTGACGATTCTTGAGCGTTCAGATTCACGGGTTTTGTCTTGGATGTCCCACTCACCATTGAAGATGCGCTCATATTCTAACCAATCAGATAGGTGGTTAGTGTCCCTATAATCTCTCCAGCGGTCACAATGGTTAACTACAAAAGAGACTAACTCTTTGTCTGAATCTGTCGGCTCTTGGAATTCCATCCTACACTCCTGAAACTATATCCACGGGCTGCCACTCGTCTTCTTCGTCTTCTTGGAAATAAGAAGTTACAGCCAATTGATCTATATAACTAAGCGCATCAGGAAGGTCATCGTGTACCCCCTGTGCGGGAAACATTAGAAGTTGGTCAACAAAATCATCCCAATTCTCTTCCGAATTAAGCGTGATTCTGCCATGTTCAAACCTTCCTTGCAATGCCCAGATAATTCTATCTGCTTTTTTCCTATTACCATGCGTTAAATCAATAATATGGGCATAGATGTTACTTTTCCTCATTAAGTCGCTCAAATAGGGCAAAACAGCGTTCTTTAGCGCACCCTTCTCAATCCCAATACTCAAAGGCTTGTAGTCTCTAATCGCCATTAGGATGTTCACAGCAGTGGTTCTAATGTCCCATCTACCGTGGAGAATCTTCTCAACAAACCACTTCCCATCCTCTGTTACGTACACTACGCAGATAGCGGACTCATCCAGACGCTTCTTAGCATTACCCGCTTGTTTGGCTACTTCTTCAAATCCCGCTAGGTCAACAGCGATATAGTACGACCCCCTGTCAGGTTTGACTCCTTTTTTAATCCACTCTTCTTTAAAAACGTCACTTCCCGCATTGGAGAAACTCGCCATATACTCTTGTTTAAAAGCAAAGGTACTCAGGGTCTTCTTAGCACTCTCAATTTCTGTAGGGTCGATCAAAGGGTTATCTTGGGTTGTAAAGTGCCAAGACTTCCAATCAGGGTCATCTCCTTCTTCCCCGAGCTTAAAGGTATCGTAGAACCAATTTCTGCCCTTTGGAGTGCCGATGAACAAGGCTCTACCCTTCTTGTCTGACAGAGAAGCCCGTATAACTTGTTCCCAAGCCTCTGGTTTGATGTCGGCTACCTCGTCCAGTACAGCGTAAGTTAAAGACACACCACGAAGGGTATCAGGTCTGTCAGCACCACGGACGTAGATTCTTGCTCCGTTTATCAGGGTAATGTCTAGGTTGTTTACGTGGCTATTCGTGATGATGTCCCTACCAAGGTCTAACAGTAAGTCCCACACAATCTGTCTAGACTGTCCCATCGTTGGGGATACATAGAGTACGGCAGACCCCTGTGGACACTTCAAACCCTCGATTAAGAGCGTTACAGCAGCCATCCTAGACTTACCACAACGCCTACCAGCAGCCACAACCTTGAACCTCGTTTTGTCGGCAAAAACTTCTTGTTGCCACGGCAGTAAGGAGAAATTAAGATCAGCCATACTTTGCCTCTACATCCTCAGGTTGTTCAATATTCTCAACAGTAATGGGTTCAGCACCAATACCTGTTATCGAGATGGTTACGGCACTTCTCTGAGACTTATCCTTCTCAAACATACTCACAGGCAGAGTCCTATCTAAACACATCTTTAGAGCTACCAACTGGTGAGGATGCTCATCATTAAGGGCTATCTCTATGACCTTCTGAGCAACATCCTTACCCCCACTCCTAATCATCAGCTCTTTAAGCTCCTTCAGACGTTGATGGTCTGTCTTAGGTAGTACAAGGGG